TTTGTGAGAACTGCTGATGTCGCTTGCGCTTCGATGTCTGTTCCACCTGTGAACGACAAAGAAATGTCGCGACCTGTTATTACTGTCGTAGCCATTTATTTTCCTTAGGTTGTTTGTGTGTAGTAAGTGGAAACTCGGACATCGGACACCAAACAATTTGATGGACCGACTTGAGTAACTGTAGGTTTTTCAACCGACTCGATCGTGTACCCAACAGGGATAACGGCGAGAACGCTCATGATTAGTTGCTCCAAATTGTCTAGGGATGCTGGATTGGAGTTGTAAGCAACTGCAACTGAAATGACCAAATTGATTTTGGTGTGCAAGGTTGACTTGTTGATTGTCTGTAATTCTAAATAAGGTGAGTCCGGGACTGTCACGCAAAACGGAACTTGAGGTGCCTCAGGAACATAGGCGTACACATTAGCTGCAACGCCACCGAGGGCAGTGGCTAAAGGTTGACGAACATTCGAAAGAATTGTTGATGCTGGCATTACTGCACCATTGTTTCAACATCGAGGTACTGCCCGAGCAACCCCGAAACTCTGTTGAATAGTGACCGCCCGAGTCTATAAGGTGAAACTGATGTGAAATCTACACCCTCGATTTGTCCACCTGGAGCAATTCGGGATTGGAATACTTCGACTGCAACTGCGAGAACGGCAGACTCGACTGCGCTGACACCAACATAAGTAGATGCACCTGAGAGGGTTGCAAGTCCTGATGGGATAACATTTTTTTCAAGAATGTCTGCATTGGTGATTGAAACATCAAATGAGTAATCCTCAGGATCAGAAAGCACCGTGAATGTGCCTGTGAATGGTGAACCGCAACCAGTGATGACAACTGATTGACCTTCTGAAAATTCGTGAATGTTTGTTGTGTGATAAGTAGCGACATTGCTTGTCAGCGATACTTTATCAACGGCGGTTGCATATTTTACTAACATTGGCAAAATTACAGATTCGCTAGTGTCAATGACATCTGTTAAATAAGAGTCCGAATAGAGGGATGTAGAAACGCCTAGAATGGAACGCAATTCTGCAACTGTGACGATTGAAGCCATTTCCTACATCCTCTCTTAAACGGCTGAGGGGGAGATCGGGAGCAACCTCCCCCTCATGATTAGTTTGTTTTAATTACACATTCAGTGTAAAGGCACCAGCTGCAGTTAATGTCACTGCTGAGCCGTAGCCGTAGTAACCAACTTCAACTTGACCTGTTCCAACAATGTTGGTGCGGAGTTGTAGTGGTCCTGCGCCTTCATACCAAACGAATGAATCTCCGTTTAGGATGATGATTGAGTCATCTCCAGCGCCTGTTGATGAGTTTGGAGTTACATAAACAGGAAGTCCCATTACTGAACCAACGAATCCGCCTGGGTTAACCATGCCGACATTGTTTGCTGGATTTCCTGCAACATCGAACAATGGTCGCTTGTTTGAATCGTTGAGTTTGATCATGTTAGCCCACTGTGTAGGTGTGCAAACGATTCCTGTTGCGTGGCGCTTTGTTGCTGAGTATACGGATGCTGCACCGCGAGAAATGAATCCCGCGAATGAATCACCATCGAATGGAAGTGTGATTACTGTTGAATCAAGTGTTCCTGCTGCAAGTGCTGTGTACATTGCTGCATCTGTAGCTGCTGCGTATTGATTTCCCATGAGGCGAACCAATTCGTCAAAGAACGCAGGAGATGTTCGATCGAGGACCTCAACATCGAATTTTTGCATGCCCGCGAACTTGGACACACTGCAACTCACATATTCAATTTCAACTTGAGTATCTGAAAACGCACCCTTTTCTGCTGCTGCTGCAACAGTTGGAGCAGTTTTTACACGCGGAATTTCAAAAGTAAGTCCTGCGGCAGGTAATACTGCATTTCGTACTGCTGCAATTGCAGGACGAATGTTTGTTGTCTTTGGGTCCCAAATTGTTGACAATTGTGGAGTTGGTACGAGTCCTGCAACTTCTGTTGATGTTGTGTCAGATGCTGCTGCAACCCACAACTTTGAAGTGTCATCGCCAAGAGCTGCACGAACTGAGTGCTCTAAGAATGATGCTGGACCTGTGATGCCATGACGAACCTTAGTTGTCATAACTGGAGCAGTTGAAGCTTTAACTTCAACATGTGCTGCTTCTACCGTTTCGGCGGCAGGAGCGTTTGGAACGGTAGTGTCTGACACTTGTTCTCCTTCTGTGATTTGATTTGTATTTTCCTGAGATGGCTCAGAAATCTCTGTTTCTACTGCTGCGACTTTTTGAACTTCTGCTCCAGGAATCGCTCCTGATGTTACGAGGCTGACTTCAACCAAAGATGATGCTGAGATTGCCATTACGCCTTCAACATTGTCCCAGGAGTCAACTTGAACTCCCACTGAGAAATCTGAACGAAGTCCAGTAGCTGCTTCCTCGAGTGCATCGTTTCCCGCGGTTGTTTTAGCAATTTTGAACGAAGCAGTTATGCCCGTTGAATCCTGTGACCACTCGATAAGTTTTCCGATTGGCTTCGTTTGTTGATGCTCTAGGACAAGCTTCGTGTCCTTGCCTAAAGTAATTGAATTTTCAAGAAACATCGTTTTTCCTGCTGATGTTGATCCTGTTTCATTCCATTGAACTATTCGACCAGCAATGATGCGTGATTCTGCATCAGATGCGGTGAGTGTTACTGGCATTGTTATTTTCATTATGCTCTTTCTCCGTTATCGATTAAATCTTCTTCTTCTCTGATTTGTTCGACTGACATTGCACCGATTGTGTTAAGAATCTGATAAACCTGAGCACGCTCCAAAGCATTTCCGCGAAGGAAGTCATCGAGTGAAAAGCGAATTTCTGTTGTACTGCTGACAAAATCCGGCATTGAAAGGCGTTGTTCGATTGCGCTAAGAATCGGACGAAGTGAGAAATCGATAAGTCCGCGGCGTTCCGATGTCGTGTTTGAATAAGTCATGCTCGTTGTTTCGGCACTTACAAAATAGGCAGGAAGGTTGCAAGCGCGAGCCAATTCCAATGCGACATACTGACGAGCCTCATTGAGTTGGAGTTTCGCTGGATCGATGCCCAACGCTTGCAATTCAACATCAGCATTTAGAAAAGCAGTTGATTTATTTGTGCGAGCTGCGCGCCATGCTTCAAGCAATTTGGCAATGCGCTCTGCTGGCAAATTTGTGCCATTTGATTTCAAAACCTGCAATGGAACAGGCTCTTTTGCAAATGTTTCTGCAGCTTGTTCCAAAGCATGTGCCGCACGAATTGTGCGACCTGCGCGATTGAGAATTCCTTCATCTAAACCGTAAAAAACAATTAAAGAACCAATTCCTTGATTAGGAACAATTGCGCCATCAACTTGATAACCAATTATTTCTGTTGAGTTAGCATTTAATTTAGGAGTTACACGATCAGGAGCAATTCGAGTCCAAGCACGAACGCGACCCGTATCGCCATATTGCTCAAGGACTTGACCATAACTGACACCCATGAAAAGTAAATCTTCTGCGACCCAGGCATAAATTGCAGAACCTGGAACGCGTGGATCAGGTTGATTGATTACCGCTGGAGTGGGTAAATGCGCGCCATTAAGTTTTGAGTATTGTTCCATTGGCAAACTTGCAACTGTTGAACAAAGAATTCCGCGAGCGCGTGCAATTGTTGGAACCGCCATTGCCTGTTGACGAGTTGCAGTTGATGAATAATTAAAAAATCCATTTACTGATGATGTGTTATTAAAAGGCGTTGGAGTAGCAGCCGCATCAACTGTAATTGGCTCAACTGATGTGCTTGACAAGAAAAAGTCACGAATTCCCATTAGACAAAGTATAGCACTTTGTCAACCTACCTGAATGTCAATTTCCGTTTCAGCCCGTGTCGCAAAATGGCTCACCATTGCAGCGGCAACCCCACCGCAAACAATTCCTGATTTCAATCGACCCATAACCCAACCACCATCACCGCGTTGAAGTTTTACAGCTGACAAAACCTGCTTATCCAATTCCTCTTGACCTTTATGGATCAATCGACCTGCAGAAATTGCTGAAACAAATTCATCGCAGCTTTGCTGATATTCAATTCCCGAAATTTCATGAATTGGAATTCCTGCTGGCTGCAATCTAGCCGCGACCGCGGCGGCTGTTGATTTGCTAAACGCAACAGTGTTGACGGGATACTTGCGAACCCAGGGAGCAATGTCATTTGCGAGCAATTTGTCATCCAGGTTAATTGGGTTATACCAAGTCTGCAGTAATGACACCATGAATTTGCCTTGATCAAGGCGTTGGGCGGCAACCAATGCTCCGTGTTGTCTGTCAGGACTCAAATCAATAGCCATCCAGGTGTCCTTTGATGAATCTAGTTTGACCGACTCATCCTTACACTTCGCCCACTCGCTCGGGATGATGACTGGGTTGATCATGTCAACGAATTGGCACAAAACCTCAGTTCTGAAAATGTCCTCTCGATCTGATAGCGAATCTCGAATGTTATCCTCGTGAATCGTGTAAGAAAGCGATGGATTTGCTTGATACCAACCTTCGATGTCATCAATTGGCTTGTCCTGCTCTGCTGACCACTCAAACCAACCAATAGAATCCTCAGCGCCTTGAGAAGCTGCAATTCCTCGCTCTCTTAATTTCAAAAGCAATACTGATTGAGCATGACCCGCGTTTGAATAAACAATTGCCTGAGGATTCTTGTTACTCATCTGAGTAAAGCGCATGGATGACCAAATTTCCTCATCCGTAAATTCGCGCAATTCGTCGATGTGAATAACATCGGGAGCGGCAATACCTCTAGCTGCTGAATTACCTGCTCGGATCAAGTAGCGCGCTCCATTGACAAATCGAATTTCCTGAGAACCTTTTGATTCGTACTTCTTAGCAAAATTAGCCTGGAGAATCGGCGAGTCCTCAATCATTTGACCGACCTTAAAAAAGATTTCAGCCGATGTTGTTAATTTGTGAGCAGTTGCCAGGTGCATTTTCTCATCGAGTTTGTAGATTCCAAAAAGAATCCGAAGCGCCATAAAGGTCGATTTGCCATTCTGTCGGGCAATCATGACCCCGATAATTGGGTGAGCCCATCGACCATCGGGTTTATATTTCAGGGTTTCAATAGCCAGTAATTCTTGCCAGGGAAGCAAAGGAAACCCAATCTCTTTGCAAAATTCAATCATTTCATGCCCTCGAGTGGGTAAATCTAAAGATTTGGAGCGAATACGCGGCTCTGTTACCCCTACCCTGCCCGATTCAAGCCCATGAGAGCCTATCTCAGCCATTTTGAGCCTTCTTTGGTCGTTTAGTCCTGGTCATGAACTTTTGACTCGGTTTCGGGGTAAAAAGAAACAG